TTGAACAAGACGACACAACATTGCACTTGGTGTACATCCAAGAATTCAAAGAGTGGTTGGCAATCTAATGAGTTACATACCACAATCCAGAGCAGACTTAGGTATAGCGCAGGCGTATGAAGTTTCCGGTAGTCACACTACTTCTGGGACTGAGATATTACGGTGCAGTGCTGACGTAGACATCGTGTTAAACCCAACACCTAAAGATCGTGAAACGGTAATGGTAAAGCTGACTACAGCCAACACCGTAAAAATCATAGGTGACATTAACATTACGTCTTCTTCTTCCTTCTTTAACATCGCCCAGTACAACATAGATGAGTACGGCGGAACAACGGTAACAATCAACACACCAGACACCACGGTTATACTGATATATGTCCGTAAGTTTGGAGAATGGTTCCCTTATAACTAAGGATAAAACATGTTAACAAACACTGAGTTTCAAATGTTTCTAGATAGGATGCAACAAATGGTAAGTCCTTTGGAAGCGCAAGTACAAGAGCTAACAAAGCAAGTAGAGGAATTACAAAATGCCAGCAAAGAAAGACCCAAGACTAGCACGGGCGGGCGTAAGCGGGTTCAACAAACCAAAGAGGACTCCTAGCCATCCTAAGAAATCTCATGTAGTTGTTGCTAAAGAAGGTGACAAAGTTAAAACTATTCGTTTTGGTGAGCAAGGCGCTAAGACAGCGGGTAAGCCTAAAGCAGGTGAGTCTGACCGCATGAAGAAGAAACGAGCATCGTTTAAGGCACGACACGCTAAGAACATTTCTAAAGGTAAAATGTCAGCGGCTTATTGGGCTGATAAGGTTAAATGGTAATGGCTAAAGACGTAAAACATTATAAGCGTGACGGTACTGAATATACAGGCGGTACGCACAAGATGCCTGATGGCGAAGTACACTCAGGTAAAACTCACGGGAAAACATCTGTAAAACTTTTCCATTTTGAAGATCTGTCTAAAGCAGCAAAGGAGAAAGCCATGCCCGGTTATGGAATGAAATCAACTAAGCCAAAGAAGAAGCCTGCTATGCCTAAGCGCAACGGGCGTATGCTTACTAACAAGAAGAACAAAAAGAAGAAGTAGTCATGGCTAAAACAAAAAGCAGTCCTAAGCCTAAAAACAAAGCACTGTATGCTCGTGTTAAAGCAGAAGCTAAACGTAAGTATAAAGTTTGGCCCAGTGCTTATGCTTCAGGTTGGTTGACTAAAGAGTATAAAAAACGTGGTGGCACTTATGAGTAAAGCCGAAGGTGGATTAACTAAGTGGTTTAACGAGAACTGGGTGGATGTTAAAACAGGTAAGCCTTGTGGACGTAAGTCAGCTACCAAAAGTAAACGTCCTTATCCTTCTTGTAGACCTAAATCTGTTGCAGATAAGATGACAGCAGCAGAAAAGAAATCGTCTGCTAAACGCAAAACAGGACCCGCTAAAATTAAACATGCTGTCACAGCTTCTGGACGTAGAAGAAAAACTACAAAAAAAGCTTGACATTCCCTTAAAAACATGATATAATAATATTATAGTTAGATAACTTTAGAGAAACTTATGACACCCGAGCTTGAAACTTATTTTGACAACTACAACGAACTCTTCAATCATGAAGGTTTCAAACAACTCGTACAAGAGCTTTCTAGTAACGCAACACAGTTAGCAGATATTCAAACAGTAAAAGATCAGGATGATTTATATTACCGTAAAGGTCAAGTAGCTGCTTTTGCAACTGTTATCAATCTACAAGGTACTATCGAAGCTGCGCGTGAACAAGCTGAAGCTGAAGATCAAGAGCCTTTAGATGTATAAAATATATGACTTCCGTTGTACTAACGGACACGTTTTTGAAGAATTTGTAGAGAGTACCGTTTCAACCACTAGGTGCGGTTGCGGTGCTAATGCTACAAGAATGGTATCTGCCCCGTCTTTCCACCTTAATGGTTCCGATGGTTCATTCCCCGGAGCGCACATGAAATGGGTTAGGGAACACGAAAAAGCAGGTAGAAAATAAACATCTCCACAATGATTATAATCACGGAGTTTAATAATGTCAAGAGCAATGATTGTAGATCCACAACCTGAAGAGGAAAATGTGGACGAGATCGAAACCAACGAAGTTAACGAGATTCAACAAGAAGTAGAAGTTGAGCAACCTCAAGAAGAAACAAGCTTACCAGATAAGTACCAAGGTAAGTCTTTAGAAGATATAGTTAAGATGCACCAAGAAGCTGAAAAGCTACTAGGTCGTCAGTCTTCTGAAGTAGGTGAACTTCGTAAAGTCGTGGATGATTACATTAGTAGTCAAACACAATCAGCACCTCAACCACAACATGTTGAGCCTGAAGACGATATAGACTATTTTACAGATCCTCAAGCGGCTGTCAACCGTGCAATTGAGAATCATCCTAAGATACGTGAAGCTGAAGAATACAGTTCAAACTATAAGAAGCAGTCTGCTCTTGCGGAGCTTAATAATAAGCATCCAGACATGCAAGACATTCTAGGCGATCCTAAGTTTGCTGATTGGATTAAAGCTTCCAAGATTAGGACTCAATTGTTTGTAGCAGCTGACCAAGAGTATGATGCTGACTCTGCTGATGAACTCTTCTCACTCTGGAAAGAACGGAAGCAAGTTGTACAGCAAACTGCTAATGTTGAAAAACAAGAGCGTAAGCAACAACTCAAGGCAGCTAATACAGGTAATGCACGAGGCAGTGCTGAAGGGACACGTAAGAAAGTATATCGCAGGGCCGACATTATTAAACTAATGAGAACTGACCCCGAGCGTTACCAATCCTTGTCAGAAGAGATACTGACAGCATACGCAGAGGGTCGTGTAAAGTAATCTAGGAGATTATCATGGCTACTGTACCATATCCCGGCGCCACCGGAATTACCGGCAAAACTGAAGCAGGAACTTTCATCCCAGAAATCTGGAGTGATGAGATCATTGCTGCTTACCAGAAGAACCTCAAGATGGTTCCTCTTGTAAAGAAGCTTGGCATGACAGGCAAGAAGGGCGACAAGCTCCACATCCCTAAGCCTACTCGTGCAGACGCAAGCGTCAAGGCTGAGAACGCTGCTGTTAACATCATTGCTAACACAGAGAGCGAAATCCAAGTAGACGTTAACCGTCACTTTGAATACTCACGTCTGATCGAAGACATTGTTGAAGTACAAGCACTTAACAGCCTCCGTCAGTTCTACACTGAAGATGCTGGTTACGCTCTTGCTACTAAGATCGACACTGACCTTCACGCTGTTGCTACTGGCTTTGGTGACGGAACAATGACTCTGTCTCCAACTGCTACTAGCTACCAGAACAGTGCTGCTTTCTTCAACAACAACGGCACTACTGCTGCGTTTACTGGACAAGCACTCCCAGCTAACACTGAGTTCAGCGACGGATTCTTCCGTGACATGATCCAGAAGCTTGATGACAACAACGTACCTATGGAAGATCGTTGCCTTGTTATTCCTCCTTCTGCTCGTAACTCAATCATGGGTATCGACCGTTACGTGTCTTCTGACTTCGTATCTGGTCAAGGCGTTCAGTCTGGCCTCATCGGTAACCTCTACGGTGTAGACGTATACGTGTCTAACAACTGTGCAACTATTGCTTCAGGCAAGCGTGCTGCTCTGTTGTTCCACCGTGACGCTGTAGTCCTTGCAGAGCAAATGTCTGTACGTTCACAGACTCAGTACAAGCAGGAGTACCTCTCAACTCTGTACACTGCTGACTGCCTCTACGGTGTCCAAGCATACCGTCCAGAAGCTGGTTTCATTCTGGCTGTCCCAGCCTAAGAAACTCTTGGGGGTCTTTATGGCCCCCTTCTTCTTTTTTGATTTAGCTAGGCAAGAGGAAACTTAGCCATGTCCAACTACACAAAGACCACTGACTTTGAAGCAAAGGATTCCTTGCCGTCTGGTGACTCAGGTAAGATCATCCGTGGCTCAGAGTTTGAAACAGAATTTGACAACATCGCAACAGCGATTGCCTCTAAGTCAGACGCAAATAACCCAACATTCACAGGCACCGTTACTATTGACGGGCTTACTGTCAACGGCAATACAGTTCTGGGCAACGCCGCTACAGACACTGTAACCGTTACGGCAGACATTGCTTCTAACCTTCTCCCTTCTGCTGACGACACCTATAACTTAGGAGCAGTCGGCGCAGAGTGGAATGATCTGTACGTAGACGGTGTTGCTTACATTGACACTATCAACGGCTTTGCCGCTACAGGTGACGTTAACTTTGGCGACAACAACAAAGCACAATTTGGTGCTGGCAATGACCTACAGATTTTCCATGATGGTTCTAATAGCAGAATCAAAGATAATGGAACTGGAGGACTGTACGTTCAAGGTTCTTCTTTTATTTCTTTAACAAACGCGTCGGCAACAGAGACTTATGTATATGCCGCTGAGAATGGTGCTGTACAACTTAAGTACGATAACGCAACCAAACTAGCCACAACCTCCACAGGTATAGATGTCACAGGTGTTATCACTACAGACGGTATGACTACATCTGCTGATATTAACTTTGGTGACAACGACAAGGCCGTTTTTGGTGCTGGCTCTGATCTACAGCTCTATCATGATGGTAGCAATAGCCATATTAAAGATGCAGGATCTGGCGGATTACGTTTATCAGCAAACCAATTTAGAGTTTATAACGCGGCTACAGATGAGTTGAGTATAAACGCAGTTGAAAACGGTACTGTAGAGCTTTATTACGATAATGCTAAGAAACTTGAAACAACCAACACAGGCATCGACGTTACTGGCTTTGTAAATAGCGACGGAATTGTTCACACAGGTGACACTGATACTTTTATCAAGTTTATTGATAATCGTATTTATGCAGATAACGGCGGTATTCGAGTTCTTGATTTTGAAGCTAACTCGTCAAAAATAAATAGTGCTGGTTTTGTATTTATACAAACAGGAACCCCAGCTAAGAACCGTATTAAAGTAGACAACAACGGCGACATCAGCTTCTACGAAGACACTGGCACAACTGCGAAGTTCTTCTGGGATAGTTCTGCGGAGCGGTTGGGTCTGGGTACGAGTTCGCCCAGTCAAGACTTAGAAATTTTTAACGGCTCAACAGGGGCAGGTATTAGATTAGCCGCTACTGCTACAGCCTATTGGGACATTGAGCGTGACCCAACTTCAGGGCATCTTACATTTACAGATGACGGAGCAGGTACAGTATTAACTGTAGGGCAAGACGGCAACGTAGGTATCGGTACTAGCAGTCCGTCTGCAAAAGGCCACATCGCTTACACCACAGCGGCTACAGCAAACAAAACGTATGGCTTAATTATTAATGGAGATGACTCTGGAACCGTTGGAGAATCTTCTAGCATATTTTTGAGCGGCCTTAACGCAACTGCGCGTGGCGCATCTATTGCCGCTGAAATTCAAAGTTCAGCTAATGACCATGATTTAATCTTTGCTACTTCCGCAACTTCTGCGGCACCTTCAGAACGCATGCGCATCGACTCCAGCGGCAACTTGCTGGTTGGTAAGACTAGCCCAAGCAGTGCCACTGTAGGCTTTCAAGTTGGACAAAATGGCTTTATAGCGGCTACACGTGCAAGCTCAGAGCCTTTGGTATTAAACCGTTTAACCTCTGATGGACCTATTGCATCCTTCCGCAAAGACGGCACCACCGTCGGTAGTATTGGTACTAATGTTTCCCGTTTTTACATCCACGGTTCTTATGGAAGTGGCTCTGGTCTGCGATTTGACAACGCTTCAATTCGTCCAGCTACTTCTACAGGGGCAAGTTCAGATGATACGACAGACCTAGGATCGGCGGCGGCACGTTTTGATGATATTTATGCTACTAACAGCACAATTCAAACTTCTGACCGCAACGAAAAGCAAAACATTGAAGCACTGTCTGATGCAGAGCAACGTGTAGCTGTAGCGTGTAAGGGATTACTACGCAAGTTTCGTTGGATTGACTCAGTAGAAGAAAAAGGCGATGAAGCACGTATTCACTTCGGTATCGTTGCTCAAGACTTACAAGATGCATTTACTGCTGAAGGTTTAGACGCTGGGCGCTATGCGATGTTTATTTCAACAACTTGGACTGATGAAGAAACTGGTGAAGAGCGTACACGAATGGGTGTGCGTTACTCTGAGCTACTTGCCTTTATTATTGCCGCAATTTAACTAGGAGAAAAACTAATGGCTACATGGACAATCGCAACACTAGAGCGGGAGCTGTCAGACGGTGGTGTAGTAGTAGCACACTGGCGTGTATCTGAGGTGGACGGAGACTACTCTGCTTCTGCCTATGGCACCTGTGGCTTTAGCTATGACCCTACAGACCCCTCATTTGTTCCCTACGACAGTTTAACTGAAGAGGTAGTCTTGGGCTGGGTCTGGGGCGAAGTCGATCAGGCGGCAACTGAGGCGGCTCTAGCGGCTAAGATTGAAGCAGAGAAGAACCCTGTTACTGCTGACGGCGTGCCTTGGTAATGGATGTCATTGCTGACATTGCAAACATTGCAACGGCTGTTATCTCAGTAGCTTCTGTTATAGCAGCCCTTACACCCACACCTAAAGACGACGAATGGATGGCAAAGTTGTATCGCTTTATTGACATCTTGGCTATCAACATCGGCAAAGCAAAGCAGTAAGGAAGTCTGTATGAATTCTGTAGATGACGCATTAGCAAGATTAGATAAGCATGAAGCTGAGTGTGCCTTGCGATATCAAATGATTCAACTACAGCTTGACGAACACAACAAGCGGTTTGATCGTTTAGAAAAAATGATGACAGGAGGTTTTGCGTCTATCTCTGTAATTATAACTATGGCTATAGCAATCTTAGAGTTTGCTAGATAGTTATGAATATTAACGAGTCAACAGACGTAACAATCCCCATCCGAAACTTAATTGCTATGGTTGTGGCTACGTCTATTGGGACAATGGCTTATTTTGGGATTCAGGAGCGGCTTAACAAGCTTGAGCATTCTTTAGATAAATCTCAAATGGAAGTAGAGCGTAACACTGAGTTTCGTATTTTATGGCCTCGTGGAGAACTTGGATCGTTACCTGATGATGCTAGACAGGACATGCTGCTTGAAGGTCTTCAGATTGACGTTACCGGTTTACGTCAGATAGAAGAAGAAGTCCACGAACTAACAATA